TAATCCCTTCAATAAATTCACCACGTGATACAGCAAGCAACTTATTGGCGTCAGGCTGGCTGATATTGGCTGCCTGCATAATTTTGTTTACTTCGTCAGCGGTAACTTTTACCGGTTCTGGCTGTGCGGTCGTGTCAGATGCACCAGTATTTTGTTGTGAACCTGAGTATGTACTGTTTTTGCGGGCGAAATATTCTTCTTTCGTGATTTCAGTAGCCCCGGCAGCCAGCGCCTTATCCAGACCAGAAAGTTTGTTTGCGCGACCGTATTTTTCGCCATCCTTGTCGGTGAAGAGGAAGTAGAACGGCCCCTCACGCTCTACAGATGGTTCGACTTCCACTTTGCATTCGGTTTTTTCGTTGTCCGGAATTGCCGTTTCCACTGCATCAGTTTCTGGTACTGGCGACGAGAGAGTATCAGTTGCGATCTGATTTGTTCCTTCATCTTCAAACACGCCCTTTGTAGTCAGGTATTCAGTAATGTATTTGTTCAGTACCACAGGGTCTTTGTGAATGTCGATCGGACGCTCACGGACAAGGCCAAAAATAGTCTGGCGGTCGTAGCGAAGGGCATCAGGCTGTTTGCGTATTGATGCTGAGATACGCTTCCAGTCTTCGCGGTCGTTGTTGATAACTTCATTTTTTGCCCAGCGATGGATGCTGCCGTCAATGTTTCCGGCATCAATGTCACCAGGCCACAGAGCGTAGGCCAGTTCATCATCCAGTGTTTTCCATGTCTGCTTATATTCGCGACGAATGACTGCAGTGACAGGGGGGATATTTTCTGCTGAGTTTTCAGTGTGCTGTCGGTTGACTCTGGCGCGGGCGAGATCAACAGCAGACGTGTATTTTCCAGTCTCTTTGCGCTCTGCGTCCTGCCGTTTTTTCCAGTTACGTAATTCAGCCTGAATTTCGGGCCATTTGGCACCCGGATTACATTTGTGTTTAACCCATCCGATAGCGAACAGTTTGCGTTCCGGATACATAGCGTTAATTTCAGGCGTTTTCATCAGTGCTTCAACGATATGCCCGTCAAAGGTAGCAACGTCTTCCTGCAGTAATTCCTGCGCGTCAATCGCCATATCAACGGTGATGTTTTCACATGTACCGAACTTAACCAGGACCGCGTTCTGTACTTCAAGGGACAGCTTGTCAAAATTGACGTTCATCGGATCGGATTCTGGTTCGACCGGAATAAAGGAAGCGGATTCCTCATCCCAGCGGTTTTCCTGCATATATTCAGCATCCCAGGAATCGAGGGCAGGGCGGGGTATACCGGGTTTATCCTCGCAGACAAGAAATTTATAAGCGCAGTCCTGAGCAGCCGGATAATGTTCCAGGAATTGCCAGTGAAATTTTGCGCGGGCGCGACGTTCATCACCGGCTTCAATGGCAGTGGCTACAGCGACGGCACCTTCTTCCTTTATTGCCTGTTCGTCCGGAATGGCGGCGCAAATAAAGACTTTACTCATGTTGTTTTAACCTCATTACAGATTTAAGGGTGAACAAATCCCTGCCATTGCTGGCATATAAAATGAAACTGGATATTAATTACGGCGCTGTTTTAAGTCCTGCCGGGATTTCGTTATTATCCATGTGAATAACTTTATCGACCGGATAGCAGTTACCGGGGATTTTTTGTTCTGCTGCGGCAGCCATGCATTCTTTCATTGAACCGTAAATGTCAATAACCATGTCAACAGGCTCGCCAGTATTAAGAAAAACAGTCAGAGTGAGGGCAATAGCAGTATTCATTGCCAGTATCCTTTTTGCATCGGGCGTAAACGTGCCAGCATTGAAAGAATGCATATTTTATTTAATAGCTCCCGTTCGTATTTTCTCTTATTAATGGCATCTTCAGTAAATACTGGGTTACTGATAGTGACACCAATTTCAAAACAACCTTCAGACGTATTGACGTTTGGTAATAACGTTTCCATTATCGCGTCCTCAACAATGAATTTTGTGATGCGGTGCCTGGTGCCTCCAGGTGACGTTAACCAGTTAATAATTAACGCCGGATACAGAGAACCCACCCATAAGAACCAATACGGAAGTCAACTGGCCTTTTTAACTGTTCCGCGTGCGCTGAGCCGCATTCACCGCATCACAAAATTCACTTTAAAAGGGGCGGGTATCATGGGAAAAACAAAACGGATACCCGCCAAAAGGTAATCAACATGGGTTGTTGCAGCGGGATTGTCACTCAGGCGTATGGTCAACCTGACAACCCGGTGGACATTTGCGAGGAACGGAGAACCCCCGCCATACTTACCGCCGCGCCATTTCGCGGAGTGCCACAACCGGAAGCGCACGGTCGACGAAAATTTAACGACAGGCTATCTATGAACCAGCAACCTCGCCGTGCGCTTTCGCGTTATGCTCTGACTTTTCAGAGAAATATCCTTTCAGTAAACTGTCAGTGCCGGATGCTCACCCGTGTCCGGCGCACACACTCCACCTCACCCGTGGAGAACTCCTTAATTACCAACCCTCAGGAGGGTGAATGTTAAAATCAACGCTTATTGCTAAATGCCTTTATCAAAATCGCATGGTAAGCAGCATTTCAATAGGCGAGTCTGCAGTTAAAAGTATTTTCGAAGAGTACTTTCCCGGGCATGATTTTAATAAATGGAATACCAAATTACCGCCAGCAGTTTCAACGCGTATTCTGAAAGCAACTGAAAGAGCAAGTACAATTCGCGTTAACTATTTCATTAAAGATTTGTGGGATCTTTGATATCCACAGAGCCTAAAGTATGTGCATATGGATGTGCTATTGTGCGCCCTCGCAGATTTGCATCATTTTCTAAATTCACTGAACGAAACAGGGCATCAACAAGGCTCTGTACAATGCAAAGGCAATCGAAGACTGTCGCCGTTTCTGTTTTGATTGATGAAAGAACATGGCCATTCACGCAAACAGAAATTACCCGTTTATTAACATCGCTTTCCTGCTTTTGATTATCAGAACCATATAGCCCTGAAAAAGCATTGCGCACATTACGAACCATATTATCGATGGTTTCTTTTTTGGTGTATGCCGGGTCAATTTTCACCAGACTATCACCGAGTGTCGTTGCAGCAATTATCTGGATTTCTTTTGGTAAATCTTTAAATTCCATTATTAGCCTCGTTGGTTAACCATTAACGTGGGTATGTAATCATTCTGGCAATGCTTAATGCCGCTGCTTTTTCCAGATTGGTGATATCCTGCTCCAGAGCGGACAGATTTTCAGCCTGCTTAGCCCTGGCTTCATTGGCCCATTTCAGGTCCTGCGCAGCCTTAATTTTCTGGTGCATCCACTCATAAAGTTCATCATCGGTATAGTCTGGCGCGATGATGACGGGTTCTCGTTTCTGCATACTGATTCCTCGCGGTGCTGCTTCGCTTATCAGCCGTTAGATTTTGCCGGGCTGGAAAGCGCCTGTATAAACTCACTGAAGCTGAGAGTTTCTTCGCCTTTGGCAAGGCCTTCGAAGTATTCTTCGTAAGCCTTTTCCATGATTGTGTCGAAATCCATATCACTCACCTGAGTTTCTTTCCAGCCAGCGACGGGCACCATTTTCGGTTTTAAACGTTTTGCTTTTGGTATACGTCATCGCGGTGAACGTGCCGTCCTGGTTGGGAAACACGCCGTACACCAGAGATTCGTTGTTACCAAGATCGATAGTATCCATGTTGACCTCATTTCCCCTTAACGCCGGGTAGCGGAACTGTTTGCTGAGAACACCGTGCGGTGTCTTGATGGGTGGTAATTTAGTTTTCTCATGAGTGTTGGTCAAGTGCTTTTAATGAGAAAACTCAATATTTAATGCAAAATAAAGCCAATACATTGAAATGTAAGGCTTTAAAATTTGTGAAGGGGATTACTGATGTTTGTTACGTTTGCGAGCTTCTAGTAGCTCGGTGAATAGGCGATTAAAATTCTCAACGCGGGCACGGAGTTCGCTGATTTGTGCTTGCTGCTCTGATTTTGGAAGTGCGCGATACAATCGCAACATCTCCAACTCATCTTCCGATAAGTCTAAGGCGCTGTTGAGTGCAACTGGTGGATCTGGTGTTTTATCCTCGTCACCAAACAGTATCCAAGTTGGTGAACATTGCAATACCTCAGCCAGGCGATGCAAATTTTGCCCACGCGGGGCTGTATGGTCGCTTTCCCATAGTGAAATTGATGAGCCAGATACGCCAGCGGCTTTGCTTAAATCGTTTTGACTTAAACCAACCTGTTTGCGTCTTTCTCTAATTCGTTGACCTAAAGTTTTCTCGTTCATATTTAGATATCTTAATAACCCTTGACTTGAGATTCCTTGAGTGATTACTATTGAGAAAACTCAATTTTGGAGGGGTGATGTTTAAATCAGACGTAATTAATTTTTATGGGACGAAAGCCAAAGTAGCGAAAGCTGCTGGTGTTGATCCATCTGCTGTTTCTCAATGGGGGGAACTGGTTCCTGAAGGTCGCGCGATGCGCCTGCAAGAGGCATCCGACGGGGAACTTCAGTACGACCCCAAAGTTTATGACGAATATCGTAAGGCAAAGCGGGCGGGGCGGTTGAACAATGAAAATCACCCCTGAACAGGTTTGTGAGGCTCTGGATGCCTGGGTATGTCGACCAGGAATGACACAGGAGCAGGCGACGATATTAATCACGGAAGCATTCTGGGCTCTGAAAGAACGCCCGAACATCGATGTTCAACGCGTCACGTTTAATGATGGCGAGGTTGATCAACGGGCGCTGGGCGTTAACCGGGTGAAGATATTCGAACGCTGGAAAGCTATCGACACCAGGGATAAGCGGAAAAAATTCACGGCGCTGATTCCGGCAATTATGGAGGCTATCCGGATTAATGATTTCAGGTTGTATCGTGAAATTACTGACGGAAAAAGCATTACGTACATGATCGCCGGGTTAAATAAAGAATATGGCGATGTGGTGGAATCCGGACTGCTTTTTGCAGATCCAGCTGTAGTGGATCGTGAAACTGACGAACTTATAGAAAAAGCAATTGCTTTCAAGCTTGCGTATCGACAGCAATACCAACAAAAAGCTGGATGGAATTATGAGTCTTCTTTTTGCTGAACGCCCACTGGTTATAAACACGCAGCTGGCAATGAAAATTGGCTTAAACGAAGCCATTGTTTTGCAACAACTGCACTACTGGTTGAGAGATACCAACTCCGGCATGGAATGTGATGGTGTTCGCTGGGTTTATAACACAACGGAACAATGGCTGGAACAGTTCCCGTTCTGGTCAGAGTCAACGTTAAAGCGCGCGTTTGCAAGTCTGAAAACGCTGGGGCTTTTGCGTTGTGAAAAGCTCAATAAATCAAAGCGCGATATGACCAATTTCTACACGATCAACTACGGGAACGAGCTTTTAGATGGTGGCAAAGTGAGCGAATCCATCGGTTCAAAATGCGCCGCTCCATCAGGTCAAAATGACACGATGGAAGAGGCTAAAATGGCACGTTCCATTGGTTCAAAACGACTCAATGTCATCGGGTCAAAATGGCCTGATGATCTTACAGAGAATACAACAGAGATTACTACAGAGAATAAAAACACTTCTCGTCCGGAAGCTTCGCAACCGGACCCGCAGACGGTTGAACGGGATTTTTTAACCCGACACCCTGACGCGGTTGTGTTCAGTGCAAAAAAACGCCAGTGGGGCAACCAGGAAGATTTGGCGTGTGCGCAGTGGATCTGGGGGCGAATCGTGAGTCTTTACGAGCAGGCCGCCAGCGATGATGGCGAGATTTCGCGACCGAAAGAACCCAACTGGACCGCATGGGCCAACGACGTGCGCACAATGCGGATGCTGGATGGCAGAACTCACAGACAAATTTGTGAAATGTTTGGTCGGGCGCAGCGGGATCCATTCTGGGTAAAAAATATCATGAGTCCGTCAAAGCTTCGCGGAAAATGGGATGAACTGGTTATCCGCCTGGGGCGTTCGTCTGTACAGCGTTGTGTGAATCATATTTCTGAGCCGGATACCGAAATTCCGCCGGGGTTCAGGGGGTAACGGCCATGAAAAATATCGCGGCAGGTGGTGTTCTTGAGCGTATCCGTAAGCTGACCCCGCAGCATGTAATCGCGCCGTACCGGACAGTGGATGAGTGGCGCGAGTGGCAACTGGCTGAAGGGCGAAAACGTAGCGAGGAGATCAACCGCCAGAATCGCCAGTTGCGGGTGGAAAAAATCCTGAATCGTTCGGGCATCCAGCCTCTGCACAGCAAATGCTCGTTTGCGAATTATCAGGTGCAGAACGACGGGCAAAAACATGCGCTGAGCCAGGCAAAATCCATCGCTGACGAACTGATGACCGGGTGCACGAATTTTGTGTTCAGCGGTAAGCCGGGTACCGGAAAGAACCACCTTGCAGCCGCCATTGGCAATCATCTTCTGGCGAAAGGTCGCAGCGTGATTGTGATAACGGTGGCTGATGTGATGCTGGCGTTACACAACAGCTACGACAACAAAAACTCAGGCGAAAAATTTTTACAGGGGTTGTGTGATGTTGACCTGCTTGTCCTGGATGAAATCGGAATGCAGCGGGATACGCGCAACGAGCAGGTCACACTGAACCAGATAGTCGACCGCAGAACGGCTTCGATGCGTAGTGTCGGAATGCTGACGAACCTGAACCACGTAGCGATGAGTACGCTTCTTGGCGAGCGTGTGATGGACCGCATGGTCATGAACGGTGGTCGCTGGGTGAATTTTAACTGGGAGAGCTGGCGTTCGAATGTCAGACACCTGAGGGTTGTGAAGTAATTTTGTCCGGAGGAAATTTTAATGGAAACCGTTTTTGACGCACTGAAAGCAATGGGAAAAGCCACATCGGTAGAACTGGCCGCGCGACTTGATATCAGTCGTGAAGAGGTTCTCAACGAGCTGTGGGAACTCAAAAGAAATGGCGTCGTTGATAAAACTGGTCACACCTGGTTTCTGGCTGGCGAAGGTGAATCCCTGGTAACCGAAGAGCGGCCAGTAAAATCTGAAGCACAGGATATGCTGACCGGGGAGGTCGAACAAAAAGTTACAGCAGACATGATGATTGAGTTTATCGGTCAGGATGGGGCTAAAACGTGTGAAGAACTGGCGGGTAAGTTCGGCATCAGTACTCGCAAGGTTGCTTCCACGCTGGCGGTGGTAACTGCAACGGGGCGACTGGCACGCGTTAATCAGAGCGGTAAATTTCGTTACTGCATGCCGGGCGGTAATTTACCAGCAGAGCCGAAAGCAGCATCGGTAACGGAAAATGATGGTAAGGCCTTTCCTCAGCCAGCAGGTGTTGCGTTACCAGTCCGGGAAGCCGCAACACAGGAAGAAATTAAAACAGAAACTGTAGCGGGCATTGTGCAGTCGCTGCCATCGTTTACTGAAACGCGAGCGGATGACCTGATTTTACCATCGCTGCATATGGCAAACCTCGAACTGCGTCGGGCGAAAAGTCATGTCCAGAAGTGGGAACGAGTCTGCGCCGCGCTGCGGGAGCTGAACAAGCACCGGGATATTCTTCGTGATATTACCGCGACCGGAGAGCTGCAGCGGTGAGTGGCTGGAAGAAGTGGTACGAGGCTGAAATCATGATACTCCGGCAGTGTGCGGGAACGATGACGGTCGAAAGCATTGGGAGGCTGACCGGTCGTACAGGTGATGCTGTCAGAACGAAAGCGCGGGAACTGGGTGTCAGCCTGATGTTACGGGGTGATTATCACCAGTCAACAAAATATCCGCAGAGTGATATTGAACTGGCGCGACAGCTGCATCAGCGTGGCGTACCCAGGAGAGAAATCGCCAGAAAATTTGGAATGCCGTTGCGCACAGTGAATAACTACGTTTATTTCGACAGGAGAGTTCAGGAGTGAGGGTGAGAGTTTATATTGCCGGTCCAATGACCGGGTATAAAAATTTCAACCGTGAGGCGTTCCACAAGGCGGAAGAGGAACTGAAACGGGAAGGGCATACAGTCTTGAACCCGGCAGTACTTCCGGACGGGCTGACACAGCAGCACTACATGGATATCTGCATGGCAATGATACGTAGCGTGGATGCGATTTATATGCTGAAAGACTGGCAACGGTCAGCAGGCGCTAAAGCGGAACTGGCTCTGGCGGAGAAGCTAGGGCATGTGGTTGTTTTTCAGAGGGGGGCGATATGCCGATTCTCTGGTTTCAGGAGGTGTGGGAAAAAGAAATGTGGGAAGGTCTTGTGATTGTGGCCGAAACAGTTCTTTTATTATGGTCTGTGATTGCGTGTATTTTTATGATTTATTGTGAATGATGTGAATCTCGCGGTGGCCACTGAATTGCAACCATTACCCCCTGTGATGTAATTGTGGGGTAATGGTTGCGCAGGCATAGCGACAGGACTGGATGAGAAAAATATGACGAAATTTACCAGAGAGCAATTGATTGCTCATGCTAATGAAAGTGTGAAATCCATGAAATTTGCTGCGCGACAGACCGTGTTTAAGACTTCAAGAGTTGCCATTGAAATGGATCTTGCGCTTGCCCGTATTGCGCTTGCCTCACTTGAAGCAATGCCAGTTGCATGGTCCTGTGCTCACAATATGGTTTTGTTCAATGCTGAATCTGTTGCGGCATACGCAAAACACTCAGCCATTGCGCCAAAACCCCTGTACGCTGCGCAACCGGCATCACTTTCACATGAGGAAGAGTTGGTAATGCTGGTTAAACAATTGGTAAGTCAGTTGAAAAAAGCGAAACCAGATTGCAAATTACCGGATATGGCGATGGGGTATCTGGAGCGGAATGGGCTGATAAGCGCGGAGGATGTTTTACGATGACCTGGCCGGAGGCATTCACAACGAAAGGAATTGCAATGGCGGCAGCACTTGTTGTGTATTCGATTTGCAGCTGGGGATAAAAACGGTTTGCGGGGAAATCTTAGTTAAGTAGAATGACTGTGGGTGCTTGAGGCTATCTGTCTCAGGCATGAACACCAAAAGGCAGATAGAGAAAAGCCCCAGTTAACATTACGCGTCCTGCAAGACGCTTAACATTAATCTGAGGCTCAATCCATGCTGAACACATGTAGGTTAGCCTCTTACGTGCCGAAAGGCAAGGAGAAGCAGGCTATGAAGCAGCAAAAGGCGATGTTAATCGCCCTTATCGTCATCTGTTTAACCGTCATAGTGACGGCACTGGTAACGAGGAAAGACCTCTGCGAGGTACGAATCCGAACCGGCCAGACGGAGGTCGCTGTCTTCACAGCTTACGAACCTGAGGAGTAAGAGACCCAGCGGGGGAGAAATCCCTCGCCGCCTCTGATGTGTCAGGCATCCTCAACGCACCCGCACTTAACCCGCTTCGGCGGGTTTTTCGTCGCATTATGAGGTTGTAATTTTAGCTACCATGAGACTATCCTAAGGATCTCAAACAGATCTATTTTGTATCAAATTTGGTGCATGGCTTTGCCAATAATCGGAAAACAAAAGGACTCATTAGTATGAGCTGCCCACTCAAAAAACACACGCGGTTGAGTATTCCGCCTCGCGATAAAAGCGTTGTGGCAGTCCCTCGCCCAGTGATTGATGAAAACTGCGCACATCGTGAACAAGTGAAAAATGCTTTTGATTTCGGTTTTTCTCGTTATGAGAAAGCCATGGAAGAACTTTCAAAAGTGTAATGATGGGTATTGTACTCTATGGCTGAGATTGTTGAAGGAGTGCATTACCTTACGGTTGATGATCTTGTTGAAATCAATCATTCCCTAATTGAATTACAGACGCCAGATGAGCCCGTTGGTGTTCTGAGTCCAGATAACTTAAGTTCTTCTCAGGCCCGTCCCAGCATGGTTCGATGGTATGAACAGACTAATGACATGTTTGTACTGGCATCGGTATTGATTGAAAGTCTGATTCAGAATCATCCGTTTGCTAATGCGAACAAACGAACAGCTATGATGGCTGGTTACGTCTTCTTGTTGTTGAATGGCTATGAGTTAACAGCACCAGGCGATGAAATCGTGGAAATGGCAGAGGGACTGGCCTGCAAAACCTATACTCGAGAAGATCTCGAGAACTGGTTGTGTTATTGGTCTCGCGCGTATGACAGCCGGGAATTATGTAAAACAAGCGCAACTATTGTTTTGTATGAAACTATCAAGCTTAAAATAGAACAGCAAAACTAAAGGTGCTTCCAATGAAAACCCGCTTCGGCGGGTTTTTTATTTTAATGGACTAAATTTTAGCCAATTCTTCTATTTAACCGACCAGGGTTTGTTGATTAGCTGGTATGCCTGACTAGAATCGATGCACTTAAGTAGCGCGCAGGGAGAAGAGGGATGGACCCCAAACAGGGGAGTGCTATTTATCTGGAAGGATTCTGTTGATGAAAATCAGAGAATTACGTGAAATTTTTAGTGAAGATGGCCTCTATACTGTGCGCGTTGAGAATGGCGCAATTGTCAGCCACTGCCGTATTAAATGTTTACAGTCTCAACAAAGGAAGAGTGGAGCTGCGTTAATTCATTTGGTGGATGGGCTTGTGACGGATGGTTTTATTTTGCGTGCAAATGAATTTGTCACATCGTTGCCGTCTCTGAAAGAAGCTGGGATTAAGGCTGGTTTTTCTGCTTTTGAAGATGAGTGAATTCATCTACAATTCAGCGCAGGGCTGAACCCCTGTTGAGTAACACTGTGCCACCGGAGAAAGCCGATGGCGCAAAATTCCAGACTACACAATTCTGATAATTCAGCCGCCTTTGCCAGCAGGCACGGGCGGCGCTCTCATGCATTCAAATATGACTGGTATCAGCACGATCCCTGCACCGAAGAACAGGCTGAATGGCTGATTCAGCGCTACCGCAGACACGGATACGAGATTAAGAAAGCCCTCAGCCTCGATTATCGTCTCTGGATAATCTACGTCAGACTCCCTTATTCCGAACGCCCACCGCGTCCGTCCCGCACATTCCAGCAACGCATCTGGAGGTAACGTGCGGGTATTACTTCGACCTGTTCCGGTACCGGAACTTGGGCTGGTGGTGCTAAAACCGGGCCGTGAATCCATGCAGGTATTTCATAACCCTCGAGTTCTGGTGGAGCCGGAACCGAAAAGCATGCGCGGTCTGCCGTCCGGAGTCGTTCCTGCCGTTCGCCAGCCATTGGCGGAGGATAAATCACTACTGCCATTTTTCAGCGATGAGCGGGTGATTCGTGCTGCTGGCGGTGCTGGTGCGCTGTCTGACTGGCTGTTACGCCACGTTAAATCCTGCCAGTGGCCACACGGCGATTATCATCACAGCGAAACCGTCATACATCGTTATGGTATCGGCGCAATGGTGTTGTGCTGGCACTGCGACAACCAGCTGCGTGACCAGACCTCCGAATCACTCGGGCAACTTGCTCATCAAAACCTGTCAGCATGGATGATTGACGTCATACGCCATGCAGTGAATGGCACGCAGGAGCGGGAATTATCGCTGGCTGAATTGTGCTGCTGGGCTTCTGTAAATGATGTAGTGGATGCCATGACCGAAAATATGGCGCGTCGAATCCTGAAGCTTCCGGGTGAAAAAATCCGCTCAGTATACCGCGAGAGCGACATCGTACCGGGAGAGCAGACCGCCATCAGCATACTGAAGCAGCGCACAAAAAATATTGCGCCGTTGCCTCACGCCCACCAGCAACAGAATCCACCACAGGAAAAGACGGTGGTCAGCATTGCCGTTGATCCGGAGTCACCGGCTCAGTATCTCCAGCGCCAGAAACCACAACGGGAAGAGATGCCTGTATACACGCGTTGGGTAAAAACGCAGAAATGCATGACGTGTGGCAATCAGGCAGATGATCCGCATCACATCATGGGTCATGGACTGGGAGGGATGGGAACAAAGGCTGATGATTTGTTTGTTATTCCGCTGTGCCGTAAATGCCATAGCGAACTACACGCCGGGGTAAAAGATTTTGAAGAAAAACACGGCAGCCAGCTGTTGTTGCTGATTCGTTTTTTAATGCACGCGAGAAATTCGGGTGTCCTGAAGTGGAAAGCATGAATGACTGAACGCATAGAATTTGTTTTGCCTTACCCGCCAACGGTGAACACTTACTGGCGACGTCGTGGCAGCACATATTTTGTATCAAAAGCCGGTGAGCGTTATCGCCGTGATGTGGCGCTTATTGTTCGCCAGCAGCGGCTGAAATTAAACCTGTCCGGAAGGCTGGCGATAAAGATTATTGCAGAGCCACCGGATAAACGTCGTCGTGACCTGGACAATATCCTGAAAGCACCACTGGATGCGCTGACGCATGCCGGACTTCTCATAGACGACGAGCAGTTTGATGAAATCAATATTGTGCGCGGTCAGCTCGTTCCTGGGGGGGCGGCTGGGCGTGAAGATTTACAAAATTGAGAGTGAGTGATCGTAAATATGATATATCCGGAAATTACAGGCAAAAGCGGCGAGCATTTACGTCTAAAAACGCTGGAAGTCGTCTGGATCCAGGGGAAATTACGGATGTGGGGGCGTTGGTCGTATATAGGTGGTGGCAAACCAGGAAATATGTTCAATCAGTTGCTGGCATCCAAAAAACTGACAAAAACCGCAATCAATGAAGCCCTGCGTAGAATCAGGGAGTCAGGGATTGATAAACCAGAGCTGGAAGCATTCTTGCGAGAGATGATCGCTGGCAGACAGAAGAGCTGGTTGTCTCACTGTACTGATGCAGAGGCGTTACGCATTGATGGGGTGATAAGTAAAGCGCTTGCACGTTATCCTGGATTGATTGATATCCTGCGGCAAAGGTACGAAGGGCGGGGGATGAGTAAACGCAAAATGGCTGAATTGTTGAATGAGGTTCACCCTGAGTGGTGCTATGCAACATGCCGCAATCGTATAGATATGTGGCTGAGAATAGCTGAGTTTATTCTGTATCCACTGATGCGAGATGCATTTTCTTTTACTGACGCTTAGAATCTGGAGGGCGTTTGTTGTTGCACGAAGAGGATTTTTGGCTGGTAGTAAGGTTTATGCAGTTTTAGAAAAAAAGCTTGTATTTTTAGCCATAAACTGTTTCAATCCAGCTACGCTTCGCAAAGCTGTACCGCGAGGCGAATAGCAGACATGGACACCTGAAAGAACCCGCTTTATGCGGGTTTTTTTATGCCTGAAAAACGGCACAGAACATTAAACGCGCTGGTAGTTGTGAATACTGGTCTTTCAGCTTGCTGGCTTTTTGGACAAGAGTTATTGGTATGTCACGTTAACCGGAAAAGGGAAAAAGGCATGCTAAAACAGCAGGATATGACCGAAACCGCCAGAGTGGTGTTTAATGAATTAAGCGTCACCGAACCGGCGACCATCGGGGAAATTGCGCAGAATACTTACCTTTCACGCGAACGTTGCCAGTTAATACTGACTCAGCTTGTTATGGCGGGTCTGGCAGATTATCAGTTCGGTTGTTACAGACGCCTTCCGCAGTGAAGGCTTTTTAATTTGTGGTAATGGGCGGCTGGTGGGTGTTAGCGGCACCTGCCAGCCATCTGCTCATGCGTTGGGGTCACAAGCAAACCTCAGGCCCATCTGCTTTGCGCAAAAGCGGTATGAGCCTATCAGAGAAGTGCTTATTGATCTATGATTAATACTGTAAAAATATCCAGTTGTGAGTTAATCAACGCTGATTGCCTGGAGTTTATCCAGACCTTACCGGAAAACTCTGTCGATCTGATAGTCACAGACCCGCCATACTTTAAAGTGAAGCCCGAGGGCTGGGATAACCAGTGGAAGGGCGACGATGATTACCTGAAATGGCTGGACCAGTGTCTGGCGCAGTTCTGGCGGGTACTGAAGCCTGCCGGAAGTCTTTACCTGTTCTGTGGTCATCGCCTGGCATCTGACACCGAAATCATGATGCGTGAGCGCTTTAATGTGCTGAACCACATTATCTGGGCGAAGCCGTCCGGACGCTGGAACGGGTGCAATAAGGAAAGTCTGCGGGCGTATTTTCCGGCAACAGAGCGCATTCTGTTTGCAGAACATTATCAGGGACCGTATCGCCCGAAAGATGATGGCTATGTGGTACAGGGGCGCGGGCTAAAACAGCACGTCATGGCCCCGCTGATTTCTTACTTTCGTGATGCGCGTAAATCACTGGGAATAACGTCAAAACAGATAGCGGAAGCCACCGGAAAGAAAAACATGGCTTCGCACTGGTTTGGTACCAGTCAGTGGCAGTTACCGAACGAGGGTGATTACAACAAATTGCAGGCGTTGTTTGCGCGTGTTGCGGCAGAAAAACATCAGCGCGGGGAACTGGAAAAGCCACACCACCAGCTGGTCAGCACATACAGTGAGCTGAACCGGCAGTATACGGAACTGCTGAGTGAATATAAAAATTTGCGGCGGTATTTCGGTGTGACGGCGCAGGTTCCGTACACCGATGTCTGGACGCATAAACCGGTGCAGTACTATCCAGGGAAACATCCGTGCGAAAAACCGGCAGAAATGCTGCAGCAGATAATCAACGCGAGCAGTCGTCCGGGAGACCTGGTTGCAGATTTTTTTATGGGTTCAGGTTCAACGGTAAAAGCGGCGATGGCACTGGGGCGTCGTGCGATTGGTGTTGAGCTGGAGACCGGACGTTTTGAACAGACAGTCAGGGAAGTTCAGGATTTAATCGTTTGAAACGGATGAGATTGCAGAATTAATTACGCACCATTATTATTCTGCTCCCGGCCCTTTAGCTCAGTGGTGAGAGCGAGCGACTCATAATCGCCAGGTCGCTGGTTCAAATCCAGCAAGGGCCACCATCACATACCGCCATTAGCTCATCAGGATAGAGCGCCAGCCTTCGAAGCTGGTTGCGCGGGGTTCGAGTCCTCGATGGCGGTCCATTATCTGTACCCTGCGTTGTTAGCTCAGCCGGACAGAGCAATTGCCTTCTAAGCAATCGGTCACTGGTTCGAATCCAGTACAACGCGCCACGCTTATTTTTCCAGGCTCGCTTCGGCGGGCCTTTTTCATATCCGCGCCACGCCCGGCGCACATCAAAAAACCACAGAGCCTTTCAGGGGTGAGCTTACGGGATGGTCAGTGTGACTTTCTCTGTGGGCTGGTCACCCCCCGGGCGCAGGCTCACCCACTAAAAGGAAAAGTCACGATGTTTGGTATTTTCAAAAAGAAAACCCGCAAGGCCATTACCGAAGTGAAGAAGATGGAGAACCGTGACGCAGTGGAGGCGACCGTCTGGGGCGCGTACTCCATTGCATACGCTGACGGCACCTGTGACGCGAAAGAAATCGCGGTACTGGAAAAAACCATTGCAGCACTTCCTGCCTTTGCGCCGTTCTCCGGTGAGATTGCACAAATGAGTGCAAATATCCGCGCCCGTTATGAAGCGTCGCCGCGTTCTGCCAATGCCGAAGCTCTTCGTCAGCTGGCTGATGTTGCCGGTACTGATGATGCAGTTAATGTGCTGTGCCTGTGTCTGGATATCGCTGACCAGGACGGTATCGCTCAGGAAGAAGAAGCGCAACTGAAGAAAATTGCGCAGGCGCTGCAGTTGCCGCTGGAGCAGTACCTGTGAAAAGTGCGCGCCTTGTGCTGGCTGTCATCCTGTTGTTTCTGGTAGTGGTGGTTGATTTCACCGGACGACTGATGTCAGTGCTGACAGATGGTGTGCTGGTGGCGATGGCGCTGGTCGTGCTCCGGCCTTTACTGCGTAAATCTGAATAACATCACACAAAAGGCATCTGCGGATGCCTTTGACGGGGTGTTTTTTACGGGTCGCTGGTGGCCCTTTTTTATTTTCAGGAGGAAGTATGTCTGAACCCTTATCCGGTTCCGGCACGGCTGCGGCGCTGGGGGGCGCGACGGTATTCGGGCTGTTTACCGGGATGGATTTCGGGATTGTGTTTGGCGCGTTCGCCGGGGCGTTATTTGTGGCAACAATGCCACAGTCACTTTCAGTCTGGCGCGTGGTGGCACATTTTCTGGTGTCGTTTATTGTCGGCGTGCTGGGAGCGCGTGTGCTGTCAGCCTGGATTGCATCAAAAACAGGGTATGACGCTACATCAGCAGATGCGCTTTGCGCGGTGCTGGTCTCGGTGGTGTCGGTGAAGATTCTCTCGTTCATCCACCAGCAGGATATTGCATCGCTGGTGTCCGGTGTGTTCTCCCGCCTGCGGGGTGGAGGAGGCGGCAATGTTAAGTAACCTTCCCGGATTGCTGAATGTGGCGTTATGCACGGTTATCGTGCTGACGCTCTTTTTTTATCGTCGCCGTGATTCCAGACATAAACCGCTGGTGTCATGGCTGGCCTGGCTGCTGATGCTGCTGTATGCCTTTGCGCCCCTCAGCTATCTGTGTGGTCGCCCGTTAGCAACGGGCTGGCTGGAAGTGTTTTTTAACCTGCTGTTCTGCGTGCTGGTGATACGCGCACGCGGGAACGTCACAAAAATCTTTCCATTGTTGAGGTGAATATGCCGGGTAAATTCAGATTCAGCCGTCGCAGTGAAAAAAATCTGGAGGGTGTCAAACCACAGCTGGTTGCTGTAGTTCGCCGTGCGCTGGAGCTGACGGAGGTTGATTTCGGTATTACGGAAGGCCTGCGCAGTAAGTATCGCCAGAAACAGCTGGTTGCGGAAGGGAAAAGCCAGACCATGAACAGCCGCCACCTGACCGGTGATGCGGTGGATGTTGTGGCCTACATCGGCAGCCAGGTGTCATGGGAGTGGTCTCTGTACGAGAAAATCGCACAGGCATTTAAGCAGGCTGCCGCAGAGCTGGGGATCGCTATCGAATGGGGCGGGGACTGGAAAACGCTGAAAGACGGACCTCACTTTCAGCTGAAGCGATAAGTAAAACAAAACCCCGGCTGGGGGAACAGTCCGGGGTTTTTAGTTTTCACGTCAAAGGGGAAATTGTGATTAGTGAGTAGGGAGAAAATCCTCGTGGGAAAGTATAAAAGATTCTTTTTGAGGTTGTCCATTATGAAAGGTATTGAAATGGAAACTCCCGCGAGCCTTGATTTGACAAGGGCTGCGGCCTTTGCAATTCGCCTTGTGGCGGTCGCTGTTCTGATTTGGGCTGTGCGTTGGTGGTGATATGGCGCGAAAACACTGGACACGCAGAATGCCGCGAACGGCGGTGAAACGGGCACTGGTAGCGATACTGGTGCCTTTTTTATTGGTGGGGTGCGTCAGCCTGGATAAGGCGCGCCAGCTTTTCGATACCGCGTCTCAGGTCTGTGAAATTGTCGACAGTGTTCGGCAGTGTCTGCAGAACTGATCGCCTGTAAGAGCAGAATATTTTGCTGAAAAATGAAGGATGCGCCAGCGTCCGGTAAGCATGAAATTCTGTGTTTGTGGCTACTCAATAAAATAAATTCTTTCTGTCGCCGCGAATACTCAAATGTTGATCAGTGCCCGGTGCGGCGACGGGCTTCGATATCAGGAGACGATGATGGAAAAAACAGAAAACAAACCGATTGTAATTGGTGCTGATGCTGCTCCGTTTAAGTTTGAGTTGTCTCAACTGGTGGAGATGCGTATCAGTGATGAATGGGGTGAGGTTAAAGCCCGCGCGCAGTATGCGGATGGCGAAAACCAGTACTTGATCCACTACAAAGCAGCTGATGGTCGCGCCACGACGGAGTGGTTTGGTGAGTCAATGCTGGAAGCAACAGAAGGTGATCGTCATCCGGGTTGTCCGGTATTTGCCGGTATGAAATTACCGGAAGGTGCAGTTGAACTGCAGCCAGGTGAGGTGTTCGTAATGACAGACATCATTGATGGTAAACCGCAGTATTCGCGTATTGAAATGAATAGTAAGAGTGCTCGCCTGATTCGTGAGTAACAGGCATTACAGCAGCCCTTCACTCTAAGGGGTTGCTGTAATGTGAGAAATAAAAAACCGGTCACAGGGAGCAGCTACACAGAAGCGGCCGGCGAAGACCGCCAATACCACCCATGCATTGATGCAACATACTAATGACAATAGCCGCTATTGATGTAAATGCAATGTTATGCATCGACGAAAATAAAAAACCGGCAGGGGAAATCCATTGAAGATTTGCCGGTGGCAAAAGAGGGCCATGTTTTTAACCTTAGTCGCAGAGTTACGGAGTGCAACTACGAATGCTGCCGGTATATGGCTGAATGGCGTTTCAATGATGTACGTCATCTTATCTGTAAATGTTAATGACAAACGCTCTCATTTGTGCGGGTCCTTCCGGTGGGGTGGCCTGCCACGGGGCGGGAGCGTCGCGGAAAAAGGCTAGTTTTTAAAATTTTATTCGTCATCACCACCACTGTAATAGATTGATATTACAGTGGTTTTATTTTTATGGTGTCGATTTTGATTGTTTTTTGTTCATCACTAACACCGTTTGCCTAAAGTTGTTCGCGAGATGCATGTTTAAAACATTCTGGAGCGGGTATGGATCGAGAGTTAAAAAATCTGACGCTGAATATCAGTCAACTGGCGGCACTGTCAGGTGTACATCGCCAGACTGCTGCGGCAAGGCTGCAAAATCTACCCGTTGCAGGGGGGCATGAAAGCAACCTCAAGCTTTATCGGGTGGTTGATATTGTGTCGGCATTTCTGGCATTGCCACCGCCGGTTGCAGAAGGCGAAATGGACGCGCATGAGCGCAAAGCCTGGTATCAGTCTGAACGTGAGCGTCTTAAGTTCGAACAGGAAACGGCACAACTCATTTCGGCCAGTGATGTCAGACGGGAGTTTGCCATCTGGGCAAAAGCGGTCGTGCAGGTGCTGGAGACATTACCGGATATTCTGGAACGTGACTGCGGTCTGCAGCCTGCCGCTGTGAGCCGTGTTCAGTCCATTATTGATGATCTGCGCGATCAGATAGCCCTGCGGGTGACTGAAGCAGGTGCGGATGATGAGGAGGAATTACAGCAGGAGGAGTAATGCTGAATCAGGAAACCGCAAAGGCAGCACGAACCGATTCAGGTTATATCCTTCGCGCACCGAGACGAATGCGGGTTGCTGATGCCGTTGCTCAGTATATGCGGGTGCCCATGGGGGCAGGTAACTCAGTCCCGTGGGATCCGCTGGTGGCACCGTATGTTATTGAGCCGATGAACTGCCTGGCCTCGCGTGAATACGACGCAGTGATATTTGTTGGCCCGGCACGAACCGGCAAGACTATCGGCCTGATTGACGGCTGGGTGATTTACAACGTGATTTGCGATCCTGCTGATATGCTGATCATTCAGATGACGGAGGAAAAAGCCCGCGAACACTCCAAAAAACGACTCGCCAGAACGTTTCGCGTCAGCCCGGAAGTGGTCAGTCGCCTGAGTCCGAACAAAAATGACAACAACGTTTATGACAGAACATTCCTTGCTGGTAACTACCTGAAAATCGGCTGGCCGTCAGTCAATATCATGTCCTCATCAGATTATAAATGCGTCGCGCTGACGGATTATGACCGTTTTCCGGAAGATATTGATGGCGAGGGGGATGCTTTCTCTCTTGCCTCAAAACGTACCACCACATTTATGTCCAGCGGTATGACGTTGGTGGAGAGTTCCCCCGGCAGGGATGTGAAGGATGTGAAATGGCGACGGACTTCACCGCATGAGGCTCCACCAACCACGGGGATCCTGTCGCTCTATAACCGTGGTGATCGCCGTCGCTGGTACTGGCCCTGTCCACACTGTGGTGAGTATTTTCAGCCCTGCGGCGATGTGGTTGCTGGTTTCCGTGATATTGCCGATCCCGTGCTGGCAAGTGAGGCGGCTTATATTCAGTGTCCTTCCTGTTCAGGACGGATTATGCCTGAACAAAAACGTGAGCTGAACGGACGTGGGGTCTGGTTGCGGGATGGTGAATCCATCAATGCGGATGGCAGTCGTTATGGTGATCCCCGACGCTCACGTATTGCGTCATTCTGGATGGAGGGTCCGGCAGCTGCTTACCAGACACTCTCGCAACTCGTTTACAAACTGCTTACTGCAGAACAGGAATACGAGACAACCGGAAGTGAAGAAACACTCAGGGCGGTTATCAATACCGACTGGGGATTACCTTATCTTCCCCGCGCCAGCATGGAGCAACGAAAAAGTGAACTGCTTGAGCAGCGGGCAGAGCCAGTTCTTTCCCGCAGTGTGCCGGATGGCGTTAATTTCCTTGTGGCGACAGTGGATGTGCAGGCGGGACGTCATCGCCGTTTTGTGGTTCAGGTAACGGGCTATGGCAGCCGTGGCGAACGCTGGATTATTGATCGTTACAACATCACGCAGTCATTGCGCGGTGACAGCGACGGGGAGAGCCAGCGAATTGATCCGGCCAGCTATCCGGAAGACTGGGATGTCCTGCTGACGGATGTTTTTCATAAAAGCTGGCCGCTGGCCTCCAATCCTTCTCAACAAATGCGACTGATGGCAATGGCGGTGGACTCCGGCGGTGAAGACGGGGTCACTGATAATGCCTATAAATTCTGGCGTCGTTGCCGTCGTGATGGCCTTGGTAAACGTATTTACCTGTTTAAGGGCGACAGCATCCGGCGCGCAAAACTGATCACCCGTACATTCCCTGATAACACCGGACGAACGGGCCGACGGGCGCAGGCCGCAGGTGATGTGCCGCTCTGGCTTCTTCAGACGGATGCACTGAAAGACCGGGTGAATAACGCGTTATGGCGTGACTCGCCAGGTCCAGGCTATGTGCATTTCCCTGACTGGCTGGGGAGCTGGTTTTACGACGAACTGACGTATGAAGAGCGGAGCAGTGACGGGAAATGGAGTAAGCCGGGTCGCGGTGCCAACGAAGCTTTTGACCTGATGGTGTATGCCGAGGCTCTGGTCATTCTGCATGGATACGAAAAGATCCGCTGGCCGGATGCACCGGAGTGGGCGAGCCGGGAAACCTGGCTGGAGTGTGTCCAGGACAGTACTGAACCGTCATCCTCACCGGAACCGGTATCCACGCCTGTTAAAAAACAAAAACGGAAGAAAACAGTAACTGACGATGTTAACCCCTGGCTGACTTCCGGAGGATGGTTATGAACCAGAATGATATCGAAGCCATGATTCAGCGTTATACGGAAGCTGAAATGGCGGTGCTGGACGGAAAATCCGTCACTTTTAATGGTCAGCAGATGACCATGGAAAACTTATCTGAGATCCGGCAGGGACGGCAGGAGTGGGAGCGCCGCCTTGCGGCTCTGATTACACGACGACGGGGGCATCCCGGGTACCGGCTGGCGAGGTTCTGATGGCAATTCTTGATGATGTGATTGGCGTTTTTTCACCAGGATGGAAAGCGGCAAGGCTGCGTTCCCGGGCGGTGATCCAGGCTTATGAGGCCGTAAAAACGACACGGACACACAAAGCCCGGCGGGAAAACCGAACTGCCGACCAGTTAAGCCAGTACGGGGCCGTGTCGTTACGTGAGCAGGCCCGTTACCTTGATAACAACCACGATCTGGTTATTGGTGTATTTGACAAGCTGGAAGAACGGGTTGTGGGGAAAAACGGGATTATTGTCGAGCCACATCCGGTATTACGCAATGGGGCCATTGCCCGTGATCTGGCAGCGGAGATACGCACCCGATGGAGTGAATGGTCTGTCAGTCCGGAAGTCACCGGGCAGTTTACCCGTCCGATGCTGGAACGTCTGATGCTGCGTACCTGGCTGCGCGATGGTGAGGTGTTTGCCCAGATGGTTTCCGGGCGCATAAACAGCCTGACGCCTTCTGCCGGTGTTCATTTCTGGCTGGAGGCGCTCGAGCCGGACTTTATTCCCATGACCAGTGATGAGAGCAACAGGCTGAATCAGGGCGTGTTTGTTGATGACTGGGGGCGTCCCGAAAAATATCTGGTGTATAAAAGCCGTCCCGTATCCGGGCGGCAGATGGAAACCAAAGAAGTGGATGCAGAGCGAATGCTGCATCTTAAATTTGTTCGCCGTCTGCACCAGATGCGCGGGACGTCTTTGTTGTCCGGTGTGCTGATCCGCCTCAGTGCCCTGAAAGAGTATGAAGATTCTGAGCTGACTGCAGCAAGGATCGCCGCTGCTCTGGGGATGTACATCCGGAAAGGCGACGGGCAGAGCTATGAACCGGATGGTAATGGCAGCAAGGAGAATGAACGCGAGCTTACCATTCAGCCAGGCATTATTTACGACGATCTGAAACCCGGCGAAGAAATCGGAATGGTGAAGTCGGATCGTCCCAATCCTAACCTTGAAACTTTTCGTAATGGTCAGTTGCGTGCCGTGGCGGCGGGCAGTCGTCTGAGTTTTTCCAGCACGGCACGCAACTATAACGGCACTTACAGCGCCCAGCGTCAGGAGCTGGTTGAATCCACTGATGGCTACCTGATCCTGCAGGACTGGTTTATTGGTGCCGTCACCCGCCCGATGTATCGTGCCTGGCTGAAACAGGCTGTGGCATCCGGTGTTATCAGGCTACCCCGCGATCTTGATCGTTCTTCACTGTATACCGCGGTGTATTCCGGACCGGTGATGCCGTGGATTGACCCTGTTAAGGAGGCTGAGGCCTGGAAAATTCAGATTCGTGGTGGAGCGGCGACAGAATCAGACTGGGTACGTGCAGGTGGTCGTAATCCGGATGATGTCAAACGTCGGCGCAAGGCCGAAATTGATGAAAACCGCAAGCTGGATCTGGTATTTGATACCGATCCGGCCAGTGATAAAGGAGGCAGCAGTGCCGCAACGAAACGACAGGAGCCGCAGCACACCGACGACCAGTCCGAAGAATAATTCCTGGTTCAGGATGCAGGCAGGTCACCAGAGTGACGCGGATATTTATATTTATGACGAGATTGGTTTCTGGGGTGTTACAGCGAAGCAGTTTATCAGTGATCTGAATGCACTGGGCGATATCACCCACATTAATCTCCATATTAATTCACCGGGTGGCGATGTCTTTGAAGGCATCGCCATTTTTAATGCACTGAAAACACATGGTGCGTCCATTACCGTTTATGTCGACGGTGTGGCGGCGTCAATGGCGTCGGTCATTGCGATGGTGGGAAACCCGGTCATTATGCCGGAAAACTCCTTCATGATGATTCATAAACCATTTGGCTTTACGGGCGGTGATGCGGAGGACATGCGCACCTATGCCGACCTGCTCGATAAAGTTGAGGCGGTTCTCTTACCCGCTTATGCACAGAAAACCGGGAAAACCACCGATGAAATTGCTGCCATGCTGGCGGATGAGACCTGGATGTCCGGAGCCGAATGTCTGGCTCATGGATTTGCTGACCAGGTGACGCCAGCGGTTAAGGCAATGGCATGTATTCAGTCAAAACGTACAGAGGAATTTAAAAAGATGCCGGAATCCATTCGAAACATGATTACTCCGCCACGTAACAGTGCTCCACGCGTACCGGATGATGAACCAGCAGCACCCCGGACGCCAGTGCAGGCAGCAGCACCCGTGGTGGATGAAAACAGCATCCGTGCGCAGGTACTGGCAGAGCAAAAAGCGCGTGTAAACGGTATTAATGATCTGTTTGCCATGTTTGGCGGGCGTTATCAGGCGCTGCAGGCTCAGTGCCTTGCCGATCCTGAGTGTTCGCTGGAGCAGGCCCGCGAGAAGCTGTTGAACGAGATGGGGCGAGAGTCCACGCCATCCAATAAAAATACCCCGGCTCATATTTATGCCGGTAACGGTAATTTTGTGGGGGACGGGATCCGCCAGGCGCTGATGGCGCGTGCCGGATTTGAAAAAACCGAACGTGATAATGTCTACAACGGGATGACCCTGCGTGAATATGCCCGTATGTCACTGACTGAACGGGGTATTGGGGTTTCCGGTTATAACCCGATGCAGATGGTCGGTGCGGCGTTCACTCACAGTACGTCTGACTTCGGTAATATTCTGCTGGATGTTGCGAACAAAGCCATTCTGCAGGGCTGGGAAGATGCTCCTGAAACCTATGAACAGTGGACGCGGAAAGGTCAGTTGTCTGATTTTAAAATTGCCCATCGTGTGGGTATGGGGGGCTTCAGTGCTCTGCGTCAGGTGCGTGAAGGGGCGGAATATAAATACGTCACCACCGGAGATAAACAGGCCACTATTGCACTGGCGACCTATGGCGAGCTGTTCAGTATCACCCGTCAGGCCATTATCAATGATGATCTGAATATGCTGACCGATGTCCCGATGAAACTGGGCCGTGCGGCGAAATCCACTATTGCCGATCTGGTTTATGCCATTCTGACGTCTAACCCGAAAATCTCCACAGATAATGTAAGTCTGTTCGATAAAGCGAAACATGCAAACGTACTGGAGAGCACTGCAATGGACGTGGCATCGCTGGATAAAGCCCGCCAGTTGATGCGCGTTCAGAAAGAGGGGGAGCGTCATCTGAATATTCGTCCTGCGTTCGTACTGGTACCGACGGCGATGGAGTCTGTTGCTAACCAGGTCATTCGCTCCTCAAGTGTCAAGGGGGCTGACATTAACGCCGGTATTATTAACCCGGTGAAAGATTTTGCGACCGTTATTGCAGAGCCTCGTCTTGATGATAACAGCCAGACCACCTTCTACCTGGCTGCGTCAAAAGGCTCCGATACAATTGAAGTGGCTTATCTCAACGGTGTGGATACGCCATATATTGATCAGATGGAGGGCTTCAGTGTGGATGGCGTGACAACGAAAGTGCGTATTGACGCCGGTGTCGCGCCAGTTGATCACCGCGGTCTGGTGAAATGTACGGCGTAAACGTCGCAGACAACAACTCTGATGGCCCGTAAGGGCTTTTTTTGTACCTGAAATCAGCCCCTGAACGGGGCTGTGCGGAGACAGTTATGGCAAAGAATTTTGTAGAAGAAGGAAAAACGGTGGCGATTGTTGCCAGTGCAGCCATCAGCAGCGGAGATCTGGTGCAGGTGGGTGATGTTTTTGCGGTGGCGCTGACCGATATTCCACAGGGTGAAACAGGCGACGGCATGACCGAAGGTGTGTTTATGCTGCCTAAGCTGAAAACGGATGACATGAAAACGGGTAAGAAGGTTTATCTGAAGTCCGGAAAAGTTCAGCTGACTAACAGCGGCTCTGATCCGCTGGTCGGGGTTGTCTGGGCAGATGCCGGAACCAGTGCAGAAGAAGTGCCGGTAAAACTCAATGTCTGATCCCTTTTCCCGGCTGGCAGCGCGTATGGATGCGATCACGGTCAGAAAGATGGGAAAGACAGCCTCGATTAATGATGTCGATATGACTGTGATCCCGGGAGAAACACTGGCAGAGCTGAATGCTCTGTCCGGACCTGCGGTCTCTCTGGTGGTGTTTTCTTCGGGATACCGCCCACGGCGCGGGGATCGCGTTGTTTATGACGGACAACAATGGACGGTCACACGGCATGAACGCTTTAACGGTAAGCCAATGATTTTTATTGAGTAAAGAGGTGTGGGATGAAGGGGCTTGAGAACGCCATCCGCAATCTGAACAGCCTTGATACCCGTATGGTGCCACAGGCCAGCGCATGGGCGATAAACCGTGTGGCACAGAAAGCGGTCTCGGTTGCCACCCGGCAGGTTGCCGGGAATACCGTTGCGGGAGATAACCAGGTGAAAGGGATCCCCCTGAAACTGGTACGTCAGCGTGTCCGGGTGTTTAAAGCCAGTCCATCAGGAAAAATGACGGCCAGGATCCGCGTTAACCGGGGCAATCTGCCCGCCATTAAGCTGGGGACAGCCCGGGTCAGACTGGCCCGGCGTGGTGGAAAACTGCAGTACCGTGGCAGTGTGCTGAAGGTGGGTAAATATCTTTTCCGGGATGCGTTTATTCAGCAACTGGCGAATGGTCGCTGGCATGTGATGCGGCGTATTGATGGCAAAAATCGTTACCCCATTGATGTGGTGAAAATCCCGCTTTCCGGACCGCTGACACAGGCATTTGAAGATGCCCGCGACCGCATCATTGCTGCGGAAATGCCGAAACAGCTGGGGTATGCACTGAAACAACAACTGAGGTTATGGCTGGCCCGATGAACCGACATACACAAATCCGCCAGGCCGTACTGGCACGCCTTCGGGAACAGTGTGGAGACAGCGCCACGTTTTTTGACGGGCTTCCGGCATTTATTGATGCGCAGGAACTGCCTGCCGTGGCGGTGTGGCTGAGTGATGCTCAGTACACCGGAAAAATGACGGATGAAGATGACTGGCAGGCTGTTCTGCATATTGCTGTCTTCATCCGGGCACAGGCACCGGATTCAGAGCTGGATATGTGGATGGAGAGCACCATTTTCCCGGCTCTGAATGATATACCGGCACTTTCCGGACTCATCGACACCCTGATCCCTCTCGGTTTTAACTATCAACGTGATAATGAGATGGCCACCTGGGCGATGGCGGAAATCACGTACCAGATCACGTACACGAATTAAAGGAGGTGGCAATGACCACACCAAATCCACTGGCAAAAACGAAAGGTGCGGGAACGACGTTCTGGATGTACACCGGCAAGGGCGATGCGTTTGCGAACCCTTTATCGGACACTGACTGGCTGCGTCTTGCGATGGTGAAGGATCTGCAACCTGGCGAAATGACCGCTGATGCAGAAGATGACACTTATCTCGATGATGAAGATGCAGACTGGAAAACGACAACCCAGGGGCAGAAATCCGTCGGTGATACTTCGGCGACGCTGGCCTGGCGTCCGGGTGACAGCGGACAGAAAAAACTGGTTCAGTTGTTCGACTCCGGTGAAGTCTGCGCGTTTCGTATCAAATATCCCAACGGCACTGTTGATGTTTTCCGTGGCTGGCTGAGCTCACTGGGTAAAACCATTGCCTCAAAAGACGTGATGACCCGCACAGTGAAAATCAGCGGTGTGGGGCGTCCGTATCTGGCAGAGGAAGGCACTGAAACAGTGAGCGTTACCGGGCTGACGGTGGCACCGGCATCTGCCAGTGTAAAAGTGGGAGCAACCACCACGCTGACCTTTACAGTAAAACCTGACGGAGCCAGTGACAAAGCGATCAGTGTGCATTCGTCAGATCCACAGACTGCCACGGTGACCCTGAACGGGCTTGTGGCCACGGTGAAAGGCGTGAAGCAGGGCAGTGTCAGCATTGTGGGCATGACCGCTGACGGGAATTTTGTGGCTGTGGCTGCGGTGACTGTCAGCGCAGCAGGTTAACAGGACGATACTCATCATTTGCCCCGGTTATTCGGGGCTTTTTTGCAGGTGGAGAACATGATGTTTCTGAAACAGGACACGTTTAATTATGAAAAACAGTCCGTGGTGCTCAGTGAGCTGTCCGGGCTGCAGAGAATTGAATATCTGACGTTTGTTCAGCAGCGAACGGCAAAGTTTGATGCCGGGGAGGGAGAACTGCCGGAGGCTGAACGACAGATTGCTTTTCTGCGGATGGGGATGGATATCAATGCCTGGCTGGTTTCCCGCTCACTGTGGAATGCGGAACAGTCTCAGGATGTTGAGACGCTTTACGCATCCGTTATTACAACATGGTCGTATGATGCCCTGGGAGCGGGGGCGGAGATGGTTCTGTCGCTGAGCGGTATGGGAGCCATTGAGAATGCCGGAGATTTGGAGCATGAGGTGCTGACGCCGGAAAAGTCCTGACGCGGGAAATGCAGTTTGTCATGCGGCTTGCCCGGGAGTTCCGGCGGGCAGACTGGCGGCGGATGCTGTCGGAAATGTCGGCCACTGAGCTTGGTGAGTGGGGCGATTATTTCCGGATGCAGAGCTTCAGTGATGTGTGGATGGATGCGCAGTTTGCCTCGCTGAAGGCATTGATCGTGAGAATGGTGTCCGGCAGCAGTGATGCTGCGGTGGCTGATTTCAGCCTTTTACCGGAAGAGAACGGGATACCGGAGCGAACGGACGAAGAACTGATGCATCTTGGGGAAGGTATTTCCGGAGGTGTGCGTTATGGACCAGATAGCCAACCTGGTCATTGATTTGGGGATTGATGCGGCAGAGTTTAAAAATGAAATTCCCCGTATCAAAAACCTTCTGAATGGTGCAGCCAGCGATGCAGAACGGTCTTCTGCCCGTATGCAGCGTTTTATGGAGCGTCAGACTCAGGCCGCCCGGCAGACAATGCAGGCGGCTTCTTCGGCTGCAACAGCCGCATCCGTCCATGCGCAGACGGTGGAGAAGAGCGCACAGGCTCATGAACGCATGGCCCGCGAGGTGGAGCAAACCCGCCAGCGTATGGAGGCACTGAGCCAGAAAATGCGCGAGGAACAGGCACAGGCCATGGCTCTGGCGGAGGCTCAGGATAAAGCGGCTGCCGCGTTTTATCGTCAGATTGACAGTGTGAAACAGGCCAGTGCGGGGTTGCAGGAGTTACAGCGTATTCAGCAGCAGATCCGACAGGCCAGAAACAGTGGCGGGATTGGTCAGCAGGATTATCTGGCGCTGATTTCTGAGGTTACGGCGAAAACCCGTGTTCTTACGCAGGCTGAGGCAGAGGCTACCCGACAGAAAGTGGCGTTTATCCGTCAGCTTAAAGAGCAGGCAACCCGCCAGAATCTTTCTTCTTCTGAGTTGCTTCGTGCCAGGGCTGCCCAGCTGGGGGTAAGCAGTGCTGCAGAAGTGTATATCCGCAAAATGGAGCGGGCAGGAAAAGCCACGCATTCGCTGGGTCTGAAAAGTGCAGCGGCCCGCCAGGAGATAGGCGTTCTGATAGGTGAACTGGCCCGCGGCAATTTAGGGGCGCTGAGGGGATCCGGGATAACGCTGGCTAACCGTGCCGGATGGATAGACACACTGATGTCACCGAAAGGCATGATGCTGGGCGGGGTTATTGGCGGTATTACCGCGGCCGTCTATGGTCTGGGTAAAGCCTGGTATGACGGTCAGAAGGAGGGGGAAGAATTTAACCGCCAGCTGTCGCTGACGGGGCATTATGCCGGAGTCACTGCCGGGCAGCTGTGGACGCTCAGTCGTGCTATTTCCGGGAATGGTATCACGCAACATGCTGCAGCCGGTGCGCTGGCTCAGGTGGTGGGGAGTGGTGCATTTCGTGGAAACGATATCGGTATGGTGGCGAGAGCTGCCGCACAGATGGAGCGATCGGTTGGCCAGTCGATCAGCGATACCATAAATCAGTTTAAGCGGCTGAAGGATGATCCTGTAAATGCCGCGAAGGCTCTGGACAATGAGCTGCATTTTCTTACTGCCACTCAGCTTGAGCAGATACGCGTCCTTGGAGAGCAGGGGCGCTCCAGTGATGCGGCACGGATAGCCATGTTTGCACTGGCAGAGGAAACCGGTCGGCGTACTGCGGATATTGATAATAACCTCAATGCGCTGGGTAGTACGCTGCAAACCTTGTCTGACTGGTGGAAGCAGTTCTGGGATGCGGCCATGAATATTGGTCGTGAAGACTCGCTGGATGAACAGATTGCCGCTTTACAGGAGAAAGTGTCGCGGGCGAAAAGACTCCCCTGGACGGCATCATCTTCTCAGGTTGAATACGATCAGCAGCGTCTTAACGATCTTCAGGAGAAAAAACGCCAGAAGGATTTGCAGGATGCAAAAGAGCAGGCAGAGCGGAATTATCAGGAGCAACAGAAACGACGTAATGCTGAAAATGCTGCACTGAACCGGATGAATGAAACGGAAGCAGCACGACATCAGCGTGAAATTGCGCGTATTAATTCCATGCAGTACGCCGATCAGGCTGTCAGGGATGCAGCGATACAACGTGAAAATGAACGTTACGAGAAAGCCCTGGCATCCGGTAAGAAAAAAACACGCGAAACCCGTAATGATGAGGCCACCAGGTTATTGCTGCAGTACAGTCAGCAACAGGCACAGGTGGAAGGACAGATTGCTGCTGCAAGACAGTCAGCAGGCATTGCCACTGAAAAGATGACAGAAGCGCATAAACAGCTTCTGGCTCTGCAGCAGCGCATCAGCGATCTGGACGGGAAAAAACTGACGGCAGATGAAAAGAGTGTGCTGGCCCGTAAAGATGAACTGATTCAGGCACTGATGCTGCTGGATGTAAAACAGCAGGAGCTTCAGAAACAGACGGCACTCAACGATCTGAAGAAAAAAACAATTCAGCTGACCAGTCAACTGGCTGAAGAAGAGCGCGCTCAGCGTCAGCAACATGACCTGGATATCGCCACGGTGGGTATGGGTGATCAGCAGCGGCAGCGATATCAGGTACAACTGAGTCTTCGCCAGAAATACCAGCAACAGCTGGAGCAGTTGAGGCGGGATAGTGAGCAGAAAGGAACATATAACACGGATGACTACAGAAAGGCCGAGCAGGCGCTGACGGAGAGCCTGAACCGACAACTGAATGAGAATCGCCGTTACTGGCAACAGCTTGAAATTGCTTAGGGTGACTGGAAAAACGGAGTCCTGCGTGCACTCCAGAATGTCACTGAGAATGCGGATAACACAGCCGGGACAGTGGAACAGTTGTTCACGTCTGCGTTCAGTAGCATGAGTGACTGGCTGGCGACATTCTGTACTACAGGCAAACTCAATTTCAAATCCTTCACCTCTTCTGTGCTGTCAGATATGTCCAGAATCATGGCTCAGATAGCTTTAATGAAAGCGGTAAAAGGCATTGCTTCCGCGCTGCCTTTTGATTTTGTAGCCAATGCTGATGGCGGTGTTTATCAGTCGGCTGATTTGAGTCGCTACAGTGGCACGGTGGTTAACCGTCCGACGTTTTTTGCTTTTGCAAAAGGCGCGGGTGTGATGGGGGAAGCGGGACCTGAAGCCATTCTGCCACTGCGTCGTGGTGCTGACGGTAAGCTGGGGGTTGTGGCGGATATTGGTGGTTCAGGTATGGCGATGTTTGCCCCGCAGTACAACATCGAGATCAATAACGATGGCACGAACGGGCAGATAGGTCCGGCTGCCCTGAAGGTGGTTTATGACCTTGGGAAAAAAGCGGCAGCGGACTTTATGCAACAGCAGGCCCGTGATGGTGGTCGGTTAAGTGGAGCATATCGGTAATGGAGACGTTTCACTGGAAAGTGCGCCCGGATATGAATGTGGTATCAGAGCCGAAAGTGGTGACAGTGAAGCTGGGCGATGGTTATGAACAGCGTCGTGCGGCGGGACTGAATAACCAGTTGTCGACTTACAGCGTGACGATACGTGTTCGTAAATGTGAACACCCATCTTTGAAAGCCTTTCTGGAACGGCACGGTGGCGTCCGCGCATTTCAGTGGATGCCACCTTATGACTGGAAGCCGATCAGGGTGGTTTGTCGTAAATGGTCGGCAAGCGTGGGGGCGCTGTGGGTAACCATAACGGCAGATTTTGAACAGGTCGTGGCATAGGAGGCCCTGATGCAGGATATTCCACAGGAAACACATCATGAGACGACACGCCTTACTCAGTCAGCCCAGGTGGTGCTCTGGGAAATCGATCTGACAGAGGTCGGTGGTGAACGTTATTTTTTCTGTAATGAGCAGAACGAAAAAGGTGAGCCGGTCACCTGGCAGGGGCGACAGTATCAGGCATACCCCATTCAGGGGACGGGATTTGAACTGAACGGTAAGGGCAGTGCTGCCCGTCCGACACTGACGGTCTCTAACCTGCACGGCATGGTCACCGGGATGGCGGAAGACCTGCAGAGTCTGGTCGGCGGAACGGTGGTCAGGCGTAAGGTTTACGCCCGTTTTCTGGATGCGGTGAACTTCGTCAACGGAAACAGCGACGCCGATCCGGAGCAGGAGGTGATCAGCCGCTGGCGCATCGAGCAGTGTAGCGAACTGAGTGCGGTTAGTGCCTCCTTTGTGCTCTCCACACCGACGGAAACGGATGGTGCTGTTTTTCCGGGGCGCATCATGCTGGCCAACACCTGCACCTGGACCTATCGCGGTGATGAGTGCGGTTATCACGGTCCGGCTGTCGCTGATGAATATGACCAGCCGACGTCCGATATCACGAAGGATAAATGCAGCAAATGCCTGAGTGGTTGTAAGTTTCGCAATAACGTCGGCAACTTTGGCGGCTTCCTTTCCATTAACAAACTTTCGCAGTAAATCCCATGACACAGACAGAATCAGCGATTCTGGCGCACGCCCGGCGATGTGCGCCAGCGGAGTCGTGCGGCTTCGTGGTAAGCACGCCGGAGGGGGAAAGATATTTCCCCTGCGCGAATATCTCCGGTGAGCCGGAGGCGTATTTCCGTATGTCGCCGGAAGACTGGCTGCAGGCAGAAATGCAGGGTGAGATTGTGGCGCTGGTCCACAGCCACCCCGGTGGTCTGCCCTGGCTGAGTGAGGCCGACCGGCGGCTGCAGGTGCAGAGTGATTTGCCGTGGTGGCTGGTCTGCCGGGGGACGATTCATAAGTTCCGCTGTGTGCCGCATCTCACCGGGCGGCGCTTTGAGCACGGTGTGACGGACTGTTACACACTGTTCCGGGATGCTTATCATCTGGCGGGGATTGAGATGCCGGATTTTTATCGCGGGGATGACTGGTGGCGTCACGGTCAGAATCTCTATCTTGACAATATGGAGGCGACTGGTTTTTACCGTGTCCCACTGACAGAGGCGCAGCCTGGCGATGTGCTGCTGTGCTGCTTTGGTTCATCGGTGCCGAATCATGCCGCCATTTACTGCGGCGACGGTGAGCTGCTGCACCATATTCCTGAACAACTGAGTAAACGAGAGAGGTATACCGACAAATGGCAGCGACGCACACACTCCCTCTGGCGTCACCGGGAATGGCACGCATCTGCCTTTACGGGGATTTGCAACGATTTGGCCGCCGCATCGACCTTCGTGTGAAAACGGGGGCCGAAGCCATCCGGGCGCTGGCCATGCAGATCCCGGCGTTTCGTCAGAAGCTGAGCGACGGCTGGTATCAGGTACGCATTGCCGGGCGTGATGCAGGTGAAACCGAATTGTCTGCCCGTCTTAATGAGCCGCTGGAAAATGGTGCCGTGATCCATATCGTGCCGCGTCTGGCAGGAGCCAAAAGTGGCGGTGTGTTTCAGGCTGTGCTGGGGGCGGCTGTTATGGCGGTTGCTATATGGATGCCGGGGGTAGGAATTATGGCGAGTAATCTGCTGTTTTCTCTCGGTGCCAGTATGGTGCTCGGTGGTGTGGCGCAGATGCTGGCACCGAAAGCCAGAACTCCCCGTACACAGACAACGGATAACGGCAAACAGAACACCTATTTCTCCTCACTGGATAACATGGTTGCCCAGGGCAATGTTCTGCCTGTTCTGTACGGTGAAATGCGCGTGGGGTCACGTGTGGTTTCTCAGGAGATCAGCACGGCAGACGAAGGGGATGGTGGTCAGGTTGTGGTGATTGGTCGCTGATGCAAAATGTTTTATGTGAAACCGCCTCCGGGCGGTTTTGTCGTTTATGGAGCGTGAGGAATGGGTAAAGGCAGCAGTAAGGGGCATACCCCGCGCGAAGCAAAGGACAACCTGAAGTCCACGCAGTTGCTGAGTGTGATCGATGCCATCAGCGAAGGGCCGGTTGAAGGTCCGGTGGATGGATTAAAAAGCGTGCTGCTGAACAGTACACCGGTGCTGGACAGTGAGGGGAATACTAACATCTCTGGTGTCACGGTGGTGTTCCGGGCAGGTGAGCAGGAACAGACACCGCCGGAGGGATTTGAATCATCAGGTTCCGAGACGGTACTGGGTACGGAAGTGAAATACGACACGCCGATTACCCGGACCATCACGTCGGCAAACATCGACCGTCTGCGCTTTACCTTCGGTGTGCAGGCACTGGTGGAAACCACCTCAAAGGGGGACCGGAATCCGTCGGAAGTTCGCCTGCTGGTTCAGATACAGCGTAATGGTGGCTGGGTGACGGAAAAAGACATCACCATTAAGGGCAAAACCACCTCGCAGTATCTGGCCTCGGTGGTGGTGGATAACCTGCCGCCGCGCCCGTTTAATATCCGGATGCGCAGAATGACGCCGGACAGCACCACAGACCAGCTGCAGAACAAAACGCTCTGGTCGTCATACACCGAAATCATCGATGTGAAACAGTGCTACCCGAACACGGCACTGGTCGGCGTACAGGTGGATTCGGAGCAGTTCGGCAGCCAGCAGGTGAGCCGTAATTATCATCTGCGCGGGCGTATTCTGCAGGTGCCGTCGAACTATAACCCGCAGACTCGGCAATACAGCGGTATCTGGGACGGAACGTTTAAGCCAGCATACAGCAATAACATGGCCTGGTGTCTGTGGGATATGCTGACCCATCCACGCTACGGCATGGGGAAACGTCTTGGTGCGGCGGATGTGGACAAATGGGCGCTGTATGTCATCGGGCAGTACTGCGACCAGATGGTGCCGGATGGCTTCGGGGGCACCGAGCCGCGGATGACCTTCAATGCGTACCTGGCACAACAGCGTAAGGCGTGGGATGTTCTCAGTGATTTCTGCTCGGCGATGCGCTGTATGCCGGTATGGAACGGCCAGATGCTGACGTTTGTTCAGGACCGCCTGTCGGATGTGGTGTGGCCGTACACCAACAGCGATGTGGTGGTGGATGATAACGGCGTGGGGTTCCGCTACAGCTTCAGTGCCCTGAAGGACCGGCACACGGCGGTGGAGGTGAATTACACCGACCCGCAGAACGGCTGGCAGACCTCCACGGAGCTGGTGGAAGACCCGGAAGCCATACTGCGCTACGGGCGCAATCTGCTGAAGATGGACGCGTTCGGCTGTACCAGCCGCGGTCAGGCCCACCGTGCCGGACTGTGGGTGATAAAGACCGAACTGCTGGAAACGCAGACGGTGGATTTCACGCTCGGGTCTCAGGGGCTGCGGCACACACCCGGTGACATTATTGAAATCTGTGATAATGACTATGCCGGGACCCTGACCGGCGGACGTGTCCTGTCCATTGATGCTGCCACCCGCACCCTGACGCTGGACCGTGAGGTTACCCTGCCGGAGACCGGTGCCGCCACGGTGAACCTGATTAACGGCAGCGGTAAGCCGGTGAGTGTGGACATCACCGAACACCCCGCGCCGGACCGGATACAGGTCAGTACCCTGCCTGATGGTGTGGAGACATACGGGGTGTGGGGACTCTCCCTGCCGTCACTGCGCCGTCGCCTGTTCCGCTGTGTCTCCATCCGGGAAAACACGGACGGCACCTTTGCCATCACGGCGGTGCAGCACGTACCGGAAAAAGAAGCCATCGTGGATAACGGTGCCCGCTTTGAGCCGCAGTCAGGTTCCCTGAACAGCGTCATCCCACCGGCAGTGCAGCACCTGACGGTGGAGGTGAGCGCAGCTGACGGCCAGTATCTGGCGCAGGCGAAATGGGACACGCCGCGGGTGGTGAAGGGTGTGCGCTTCAGTCTGCGCCTGACCAGTGGTAAGGGAACGGATGCCAGACTGGTGACCACCGCCATCACCGCAGACACGGAGCACCGTTTCAGCGGCCTGCCGCTCGGGGAATACACCCTGACGGTGCGGGCGATAAACAGCTATGGCCAGCAGGGTGAACCTGCCACCACCACCTTCCGGATTGCCGCACCGGCAGCACCGTCGCGGATTGAGCTGACGCCGGGCTATTTTCAGATAACCGCCACGCCGCATCTTGCCGTTTATGACCCGACGGTACAGTTTGAGTTCTGGTTCTCGGAAAAGCGGATTGCGGATATCAGGCAGGTTGAAACCGCAGCCCGCTATCTTGGCTCGGCGCTGTACTGGATAGCTGCCAGTATCAATATCAAACCGGGCCATGATTATTATTTTTATATCCGCAGTGTGAATACTGTTGGCAAATCGGCATTTGTGGAGGCTGTTGGCCAGCCGAGTGATGATGCATCCGGCTATCTGGATTTTTTCAAAGGAGAGATAGGGAAAACCCATCTGGCTCAGGAGCTGTGGACGCAGATTGATAACGGTCAGCTTGCGCCTGACCTGGCTGAAATCAGGACGTCCATTACGGATGTCAGCAATGAAATCACGCAGACCGTCAATAAAAAACTGGAAGACCAGAGTGCAGCGATCCAGCAGATACAGAAGGTTCAGGTTGATACAAATAATAATCTGAACAGCATGTGGGCTGTGAAGCTGCAGCAGATGCAGGACGGACGCCTTTATATTGCGGGTATCGGTGCCGGTATTGAGAACACCCCCGACGGCATGCAGAGTCAGGTGCTGCTGGCGGCAGACAGGATTGCGATGATTAATCCTGCAAATGGCAACACAAAACCGATGTTTGTTGGTCAGGGTGATCAGATATTCATGAACGAAGTGTTCCTGAAATACCTGACGGCTCCCACCATTACCAGCGGCGGTAATCCTCCGGCATTTTCCCTGACACCGGACGGGCGGCTGACGGCGAAAAATGCCGATATCAGCGGTAACGTGAATGCGAACTCCGGGACGCTCAACAACGTCACGATTAACGAGAACTGTCGGGTTCTGGGAAAATTGTCCGCCAACCAGATTGAAGGCGATCTCGTTAAAACAGTGGGCAAAGCTTTCCCCCGGGACTCCCGTGCACCGGAACGGTGGCCATCAGGGACCATCACCGTCAGGGTTTATGACGATCAGCCGTCTGACCGGCAGATTGTTATTCCGGCGGTGGCATTCAGCGGCGCTAAACATGAGCGGGAGAATAACGATATTTATTCGTCATGCCGCCTGATAGTACGGAAAAACGGTGCTGAAATTTATAACCGTACCGCGCTGGATAATACGCTGATTTACAGTGGTGTTATTGATATGCCAGCTGGTCGCGGCCACATGACGCTGGAGTTTTCGGTGTCAGCATGGCTGGCGAATAACTGGTATCCCACAGCAAGTATCAGCGATTTGCTGGTTGTGGTGATGAAGAAAGCCACCGCAGGCATCAGTATCAGCTGAATTTTATAACCCATATACGGGCGCCAGAAATGGCGCCTTTTTTATGCAGAAAAGCGAGAGGTAATTATGCGTAAAGTTTGTGCAGTCATTTTGTCCGCAGCCATCTGTCTGTCCGTATCCGGTGCGCCTGCATGGGCGTCTGAACATCAGTCCACACTGAGCGCGGGGTATCTTCATGCCCGTACGAACGCTCCCGGCAGCGATAATCTGAACGGGATTAACGTGAAATACCGTTATGAGTTTACGGACGCGCTGGGGCTGATTACGTCCTTCAGTTATGCCAATGCTGAGGATGAGCAAAAAACGCACTACAGCGATACCCGCTGGCATGAAGATTCCGTGCGTAACCGCTGGTTCAGCGTGATGGCGGGGCCGTCTGTACGCGTGAATGAATGGTTCAGCGCGTATGCGATGGCGGGTGTAGCTTACAGCCGTGTGTCGACTTTCTCCGGGGATTATCTTCGCGTAACTGACAACAAGGGGAAAAAGCACGATGTGCTGACCGGAAGTGATGACGGTCGTCACAGCAACACGTCTCTGGCGTGGGGGGCTGGCGTGCAGTTTAACCCGACCGAATCCGTGGCCATTGATATTGCTTATGAAGGCTCCGGCAGTGGTGACTGGCGCACTGACGGTTTCATCGTGGGTGTCGGTTATAAATTCTGATTAGCCAGGTAACACAGTGTTATGACAGCCCGCCGGTTCAGGCGGGCTTTTTTGTGGGGTG